TAACTTCTTTATGTACAATATTGGCGGCTGCCCCATCTGGTACTACCAATGCCATATTTGCCAAACAGTTTAATGCAGAACCCATTTTTACCTCAGTAGCTGTATTTGTTACAACACTTCTGTTCTTGATAACACTGCCATGTATAATATATGTGCTTAATAGTTATATACTCATATAACATTGGGTATAATAGCTGCTGAAATTATTTCATTATTTCGTTTATGTCAACTAAATTTTAATTGTAATTATTCATATCCTGTGATATTATAGGTAACGGAGCAAAATAAGGGGGTAGATGGGTGCTGGTGTGCCCTCTGGTCTTCAAAACCAGCGTGGGGAGTTGGTAGCTTCCTGGGTGGGTTCGATTCCCACATACTCCCGCCATACAAAAACCTAACAAAAACCCAACAGAATATTTGAAATAAATAAAGCAGTCAACTGACTGCTTTATTCTTATATAGCTCGATTGCGGCTGCAATAACTGAGGATAATTCCTTTGGATCTATTCCTGCTTTCTGCAGCTTATTACTTAGACTGTTATACCGTTTGGCGTAATCTTCCCACAATCTTATTATTTCTCTGGTATTACGGTTAGCATTTTGCTTTTTCATTAAATCACACCCTTTCAAATTAATAAATCAAAAAATAAAGGAGTAATTACCAGAAAGTAGGCAAATTACTCCAATTTTTATTAATTTTTTTACTAACCTAACAGGTGTGATCAACCTTGCATACTAACCTTAATGCTTATCAGCATCATACTGACCTGTGGCTAAATTATATCATATATTATTTTATATTGTAAAGTACAAAATTATGTACCATTATTCAATTTTACCGCTGCTTTTATAACTTCTACAAGTAATTCAGGATTAATTCCAGCTTCCTGCATTAGATTAACTAAATGGTTATATTTTTCTGCATAATCTTCCCATAGTTCTTTATCATCCATAGCTGCCACCCTTTCTAATACTCATAATATAAAGCTATATAATTGTTGCAGTAAAATACTCAATGGAATCATCCCCTAATGCAAATACATTAAGTATACATAATTTTATTATATTCCCCATTTCGCTACATTTCAACATATTATATCCATATTTTCTATTTTTTCTGATAGTATTATCTTTAGAGGTGGTCAGTGTGTTTTGTGATAGGCTTAAAGAAGTCAGGAAAAATAGAATGATTACTCAGGAGCAACTTGCTTCAGTATTAGGTATGTCTAGACAAGCTGTAATAAAATATGAATCAGGTGAGCGTTTTCCTGATGAAGTTACTCTTGTAAAAATCGCTGATTTTTTGAATGTAAGTCTTGATTACCTCTTAGATAGAAATGTAACCCAGGTTGAGAAAACTTCGAATATTATTTCATATGAGCTGCACAGAAGAGGTTTATTAGATAATAGTTCTGAGAATATAGTTGAATCTATAATAAAAATTATCAAAACTCTTATTATAGAATTCGAAAAGCATAATAAAAAATAGGGTACTATTATATAAAAATCGGTCATAAAGCAAAAAATGAAAAATATAATACAAAAAGTTTATGGCAAAAATAAAAAAAGAGAGTAGCCCTTTCGACTACCCTCTCATTCTATAAAGCATTGTCCAAACCTCTTCCCTTGTTATAAGATCCTTTGGTCTAGTACCGTCGCTTATACCTTTTTCTTTTACCCAGTTCCAAGCATCTCTAGCCCATGGACTAACTTCATCTATTTTCATATGCGTTTTCACGTTGTTTTTGAACCTCTCCCATTCTTTTTCTGCCAGCATCATTTTAGGACAGTCTTTCCCTGTTATATCATAGTGCCTGTATATATCATCAATGCTAAGATTGTATTTGTTAAGCAAATATGCTGCAAGTTCAATCGTGTTTTGATAAGTCTTATTCCAGTCTGCATCACTGTTAACGCACATCTCTATTCCTATCAGGAAATAATTTGGATTCCATCTTGTACCATTGATTTTTTCTTGTATTGATTCTCCAATGGTAGTGTAATTTGTAGCGCCAACATGGTAAGCTACTTCCTCTTCCGGTATGCACCTTATTATGTTTTTATCATCAATTATATAATGTGCAGACGCATTTCTATCAGTTGTATTAAAATAATTCCTATTAGCAAGAGCATTAGCACCTTTATTCGTGTTAGCTGTCCAATGAATCACAATGCCTTTTAGCTTTATAATTTTCTCGCCTGGTCTGTTATGGTTCGTGAGCAGCATATCTTTGATCTCTATCATTATAATCACCTACTCAATTTTTACTGGAGATCCATCTTTATAATTAAGTTTTAATTCCAAAGGAACTTCAAATTCAGGATGCTTATTTTTATTAAGATATGTCTGCCCCATACTATAAAGACCTCCGGCAACAGCTCCTAATGTCAGGCCATCTTTAAGAGCTATAAGAAGATCCATACCTCCAAATATGAGAGCATTAAGAACATTAAGCCCTCCGGCAACTAGGAACACCAAAATGGGAACCGTCAATTTCCCTCTTGGAGTATCAAACCAGCTGAAAGTTTTTATTATCTCCACCAAAGCGATTACTAAACCGATAACTATATAGCTCTCTAACATTTTACTTCCCTCCAATTATTTTAATAGTCCCTGTTGAGCTGCGTAAAAAAAGAAGCTTACAAAAGCTCCTATAATTAGGCCCATAAACCACTTCATTGTAGAATTTAACGCTGCTAATTGTTTAATTAAATTATCTAGCCTCTCCTCAAGTCTGCTGTTTGCGAGTTCAATTCTGTCTAGTCTTTCAGAGTGATTATTAATCCTTCTTTCATGCAACTCTAGTTTTTCATCAATCCTCTTATGTCTTTCTTTACATAGTGATTCGCTATATTCATTCATACATTACCCCTCCGTTTTTTGTATGTAAAAAGGAGCCTTTTATCGGCTCCATAAAGACGCAATAATACTCAATTATGCAATACTTTCGTCTACAGTTGGCATATTCCCCCACATCAGCATAATAACGCTTTTATAAGGTTCTGCCACTTCCGCTTGCACTTGTTCCCTGCCTTGTATAGAGTTGGCATAAGCCCTACGCCAAGGTTGACCGATAGGATATTCTATACCATCTACTACGGTATATTGCTGTTTTTTAACGCTAACACTATCTTGCGTAAGCATGTCTAATGTAATTTTTTCTAACATTTCAAAACCTCCTTAATTTGTTATGTAATCTATGGTGCCGCTTAATGTAAATCCGGTGCCAAATTCCGAAACACCAACGTATTCACTATTACCACCGGCAACATTGTTTTTCATTAAATTAATTTTTGTAGCAGCGTCTCCCGTAAGAGACAATACAGTTCCATTACTTGTGGCAGTCCAACCTTTCACATAAGACAGCATGCCTCCGTTTGCAAGATTTGGTCCTGCTATATTAAAAGGTATCCCGCCAATCCTTATACCGCCACTCATGGATGGGTCTTTAGCCGTTACTACAATACTAAAAGTTATCCTAACCTTTTTACCGACTTTGTAGTATTCCCCTACTTGTAAACTATAGGTATTTGTTCCTGCAACTGTAGAACCTTCTATTACAGGTGTCCATGAACCTTCTTCGATTTTCAAACCATGTACTCCGTCACTATCCGTCATATTTTCTTCCAAATGCGACGCAAGAGCCTGCTGTGATGCAGGGGTAAACACAGGAGTGCCGGTTGCAGTACCAACTATTCTTGGACAATTCAGATACAGCTCACCATTTACTATGTTGTATGCTGTGTCTGCTAGTATTTCGCCGGCTTCTATCCTCAATATACAATCAGGATTGCTAACCTGAATAGCTGTGGTATTTGTGGGAGTACCCATTTTTAATATGTGGTCTAATTTACCTATGATATTGGACGCCTGGCCCTGGGCATATACGCCCCTAGCTCCATTACCGGCTAGATACAGGTCTCTTATATTGAAATGAATGTGTCCGGTAGTTGACGAATATTCACGAACTCCTATACCGTTAGTGGCCACTATCATAAGTTCGACCTTCACAAAGAGTATAGAAGATGATGTAATATTATATATATTACTAACAGCAGTTAGATTGCCGGCCAATCCTCTGCCATCTGATACTACAGTCTCATAATAAGCATGAGCTGTTCCATCTTTATAAAGCATTGTCTGACTACTCTCAGAAGCATAATGAGCATACAGTTTAACCTTACAGTGATTTCTTATGTTTATCCTGCCCACTACTGTTGCTTTTTCTGCTAATAAATGAACATTGTCCTGCATGGTTATAGTTTCTGTATACCTTCCTGCATCCAGGACTACCACAACTGCCTGCGGATTATTGGCATCTATTCTGCCTGCTGCTGTTGCTATAGCTGCTGATATGGTGAGTTTTGGCTGTGCTAATGTACCAGGGTTTGAATCATCACCATGCTTGGCCACATAGACAATATTGTAGGGTGATTCCACTCCGTCTGCACCATCCACACCCTTTAGAGCCAAAGGGAACCAATACTCATTGCCTAAAGGAGTAGGGAAGTTACCCTGGGTTGGTTGAAGAGCTCTGTATGATGAGCCCTCGTAGTATACACCATCGTTTACATCGTAATTAGTTTCACTATCAAAGTTACCCCTCCAATTGATACCCACATCTCCAGGTTCACCCTTCTCCCCAGGAGGGCCAGGAGGTCCAGGGTCCCCAGGGTCGCCTTTCAATCCGGTTTGTTTAAGTTCTTCAACCTCAGCTAATGCATCTTGCAGTGCTGAGAATTCATTTGAGCTCTCTATCGTATCGTCATCAAGTATGGGCTTTCTCACCCTGAATTCAAATCTATTTGAGGTTAATCTTTTGGTACCCTCATATAGAGAAACTTCTGCTCTTACTATTCCAGCAGCTGCTATAGTTTGAGAGCTAAGAGTGCAGGTGTACTTACCTAGAGTAGCATCTACTACAGTCAGATTTTGATATACAGATGTCCCATCAGGTTTACCAAAGGATATTACTGCTGTGTAACCTGAAGCATTCACAGGAACAAAGTTTTCAAACAGCTGAATATTGAATACGTTTGTGTCAGTATCACCAGAAACAACTTCTATATAGGGTATCATTCTAATCTTTGGGTCTTTTATGTCGAGGTCTATGTCGAAATATTTTGCGGGCATTATATCACCTTCCCTATCACAATATAACTACCTGCCACTTTAGCGAGAAGGACTCTATCATTAGCTGCGGGACTGTATGAGCTTAAATATGGATATTGTTTTGTGCTTGGAGTGGTTTCTCCATCGAATACAATCTTTGGTCTACCTGAATTATAATCGGGGTCTATCTTACCTAATCTGAATATTGAATCCTTTTTCTCCCCTTGCATAATCTTAATGAAATCTTCAGCATTCATATCGCAACCACTCTCCTTGCCTTATGGCTCATTTTTGCTCCAGCTTTTAGGGGAATTGTCCAATTGGTCTCCACGTATCGGTCATTGATTTCAAGTTTGCTGTATTGTATCTGTAATAAATCAGAATAGGAGTGCATGGGCATTATTGCGGTTTCAAATTCTATATGTCCATAAATCTGTGAAGCTTCAAATGCTAGCCTTTTGGTATAGTTGTTCAATGCCGTCTGGTCAGCAATGTTGTCTACCTGCCTGAAGTCAACTATGGTTCTTCCTCTGCTCACAGTGGAGGTTATGCTAGCAGGATTTTCATTTGTGTAAATACTTACTAGAGGTTCGGTTTCGGCATTTGATTGTACAACCACCCATTTGTTTGGAACATTAAAGAGGTCGAGTTCTTCCTCAAGTCCGGGATGAATGATGCTCAATTCATCATCTTTATAATGATAGTCTATTGCCCTATCTGAGGGTATTACATATGGCATAGCCGTATAATATCCTCTTTCATCAACCCACAGGCTTGTATAATTCAATTCTCCAAGCAATTCATTGATTGCTCTGAGCTTTGGCGTGCCTATCTCAAACTCTTTTGCAATAGGTAGTGTTAAGTCAGTATTTGGTATATTAATTTTCGTAATTCCAAGAGTGAAAAATATATTTTGTATTGCTGTGATATATTTCGTTCCTGCTGCAATAGTATATCGACTATCAAATTTGTCGTCTAATAACACCTGCAAACCGTCATATGCTTCTACATCTCTATATACCTTCGTATTCTGTTCCTGTCGTTTAGGACTATTAAGTAGAAAGATTCCCAGGGACCACTCAACCCATCCACCATCAGGCATCCTAAGCATACAGAATGGCTGAATCCTATCATTCAGCCAATCTATACCCTTATTATCCTTCATGAAGAAACGAGCTGTTCTCTTTATGTCGGTAGCAAGAGAAGCCATACTAACCTCCCCACTCACAACATTATCCAGGGTGCCTATCTTTATTTCTTGGCGATTGAGAAGGTCATATCTGAACTTAATCATCCTTGAGGAGTGCTTTGCATGCAGCATATCTATTATCTGTTGTCTGGTGTAACCACCCTGTTCAATTATCTGCATATTATACCACCTCTTTATGACTTACTTCTATTAGACTGAAAGATACTACCCGATATCTTCTTGCCTCCTCAATGTTCACATCTCCAATAGTGCAATATATCTTTCTTCCTCTGTTATCTCTATATAGCAATGTTTCGCCGCTTTCTACAAGAGCCATAAGAGTGTCAACATCTTCTATGTCCTTGATTACAAAGGATAGTGCCATGCCAAATTCTTTATGTTCTCCGTATTCAGTTACAGGTTTTTCTCTACCTGCAAACTTCATAAGTGTTCTATCCATACTAAGAGAAATGTTCCTCGTAGGTTCATATATCAGTGGTACATACATATCTTTATCAATTGTGGAAGCTAGTTGAGAATTCTTTACCCTAATACTAGCATATTTTATATCACTATCTATATAACCATGAGTTCCTATGGTGCGAATTTTGTATTCATAGAACTGTTCACTAGCTAAAGCACAGTCTTCGTAGAATCCATCTCTACCTATATTAGTAGCTATTCTCATCCAGTCCCCATTGACTTTTCTGCGATATATTTCATTGTATTGAAATCCTCCCGCACCATCGGGTGTTGGATTGGATATTGTAATTCTAATACTACTTCTTACAAGGTCTTTTATCATATCAAAATCAGGCTTATTGGGAAGTTCAAAATCCACTGTGAATGATTTTGAAGCCCAATCACTCCAAAGATCATATTGATTCTTTATTCGCACTCTAGCTATATAATCTAAGTCCTCCACTAAGTCTGCGCCTATCTGTATCTGTTTACCTTCTGAAGCTACTTCTCCACTATCCCATATTATATTACTGTCTTTCAATATTTGGGCTTGATACATAATTTGTCCTGTTGAAGTCCAAGCTAGAGTTGGTCTGGAGGTATTTTCAATAGGATTGGGTAAGGTCAATACTGGGGTATCTGGTTTACCTGCAGCTGTAAAAGATACCTGGTCTGAGTATTCTCCCACTAACCCTTGTGCACTATATGTTCTTACTCTCCAAACTATATTGCCTGCTGGGAATGTATTAGCTGGCATGTCATAGTATTGATTTGATGTTGTCTGTGTTATCGTGTTCCATGTTTGCCCACCGTTACTAGACCATTGCAAATCAAATTTGCTTTGAGTATCTCCTACTATATTGTTGTGTACCCATGAAAACCTTATTACCTCGTTATTCATTTTCACTTCACTAGCAGGGGACAAACCTGTCGGCTTGCCTGGTATCCACAGCACTGTATATGCTCCATCTCCATCAGGCGTATCTGATACCATGACACTTGCTTTCAAATTCAAAGCAGGGCGAATACCAAAGTTACCTTGATATGCACTACTGCTTTCCTGTGTACCATCATAAACTATGATTCGGACTTCTTCCGCACGAGATTGGTGTGGTGTCCTTAACCACCAAACTGCACTTGAACCATTATACAGTGCAATTCTACTATTGTTATTTGTAAAAATAGGCAATTGAGAACCTTCAGACACGCTTCCCAACCCAACTTCAGTCATGCTTAAAAGAAATATTTTATCTGTTAAAGATTCTGTCCCCCCGCCATCAATATCTGTTATTACTGAAAGAAGCGTTGTATCTAATATTGCATTTAATTCATCATTTAGAAATTCTGTTAAAAAGCCTGACTCTACATCATAAGGATTAACATCTACTCCGGCACCATTTGGCGGTGTGTCCGCACTGTGTTGTGATGTGTACCAAGGATATCCACTTTTATTTAACCATTGCCTTATATTACTATAACTATACCTATTATTACCATAAGCCTTTCTAGTATCAACATTATTGGTTGGTTCTTTTGCATCAAATGCTTTTAAACAGATAATATCATCTGAAACTAATGTAACTGAATTACTTGGATATCCTGAGTGATTTTTATCGGCTATTTTCCATATAATCTGTTTACCTTGATACTTGCCGAATTTAACTTTTGAATTCAAACTTAAATTACTAATCGGTTGTGCCATATCCTACACCCCCTGCCTTGCAACTTGTCTTATGTTGTTAAACAATCTCACGACATCAACCACCTGTTGTAGGTCATCGGCATTCACATACACATTCACAGTACCAAAACCACTCTTTAAGGGCTCAACCTGTGCGCCTTGTGGTACTTTTAGCAACTCTGGTCCTTCTTCACCGACTATGGCATAGCCCTCTCTAGTAATTCGTCCACCATTAGCCAGCATTGGTATTTCTCTTATGTTGAAACCTATTGTACCACCACCCATGAAGTCAGGCATCTTGACTTGTAGTTTGTTGAGTGCTCTTATCATTCCATTTATGAATTCAATAACCTTATTTACTCTATCTTTTACCCCTTGAACTATACTGTCCCATACACCTACTACAAAATCCTTTATCTTGGTAAATATGTCCTTGAGTCCTTCCCACATTTTTTTGGCAAATTCAGTTACCTTCTCCCAGTTCTTGTAGAGGAGTACACCAGCTGCTATCAAAGCGGTTATGGCTATAATAGCTAATCCCACAGGACCTGTGATAAAGGTCATTACAGCCCCAAATGCTTTACCAACTGTTGTAGCCAGGGTTGTTGCTGCTGTCCAAAGTTTTGTCGCTAGGGTAGAACCATTCAACCATGTTACGTACATACCATGAAGCTTGATAAGATTGCTTATCGCACCAGCCATAGAACCTAGAATTAGAAGTACAGGTGCAATAGCTGCCACTAGACTAGCAAGTGTCAATATAAGGGTTAGAGTATCTTTATCTAGACCTCTAGCCCATTCCATCACCTTCTTCAAAGCTTCAGCCATAGCTTTTAGTCCGGGAAGTAAAGCTTCTCCTATTGTAACACCTAATTGCATCATTGTAGCGCTGGCAGTAGCTTTGAGTATGTCTATCTCATCATTAAATTCATTAATACTATCTAAAGCTTCCTGAGATAATATCAGTCCAGCTTTTTCTGCTTCCTCACCCATCTTCTTTAATGCTTCAGCCCCACCAAGTATTAGAGGATTAAGTTCCTGTGCACTCCTTCCAAATATCTGCATAGCAAGTGCGTCTCTTTCAGTTTCACTCGATATCTTTCCAAGCGCAATTATAGCTTCATTGAAAACTTCCTCATTGTCTCTCAATCGTCCATATACATCTTTTATTGATACTCCAAGTTTTTTGAATGCTTCCTGAGCCTGTTTGTTTCCGTTATTTGCATTACCCATTGTCCTGGTTAATCTCGCAAGACTTCCAGATAGAGTCTCCATAGATACATCTATAAGGTCGCTTGCAAATTTGAATTTCTGTAGTGTTTCAGTGGATAATCCTGTTACCGCTGATAAAGTGTTCAAATCATCAGCTGCTTGACCTGCCTTCACAGCCATAGTTATCATGCCTCCAGCTACTGCTCCAGCAGCTGCAGAAAGTGGAGCTACTTTCTTACCTAGCTCTGTTGTCTTTTCTCCAAAGTCAGCTACTCTCTCAGCGGTTTCCTTCCATTTGCTATTAACCTGAGTTAATTGCTTTTCAAGATTCTTAAGCTCTTCCTCAGTCTTTATAACCTCTCTCTGAAAAGCTCTATATTGTTCCTCGGATATTTCGCCCTTGGCAAACTGTTCATTTACCTGTTTCTGGGCTTCTTTTAACACATTAAGTTTGTCTCCAGTATTCTTTACTGCCTCAGAGAGTAATTTCTGCTTCTGAGTCATTAGTTCGGTGTTCTTTGGGTCCAATTTGAGAAGTCGGTCAACCTGCTTTAACTCAGATTGTAAATCTTTAGATGTCTTATTGACGTCTTCAAGAGCTCTATTTAAAGGTTGTACATTTCCACCAATCTCAATGGTTATACCCTTTATCGTCTTAGCCACAATTTCACCTCCTACGACAATAGTTTGTCGATGTCTTCCTGTGTCGCTTCTCTTGTGTATTCAGCACTATCATTTGATTTTTCTGTATACATATCAGTTACTAAACCCACAGTCAAAAGATCTAACTCTGCCACCGACAAACCCAATTCACAACATCTCAGCATAAATAGAGGTGTAGTCAGCGGCCTGTTACTTGTTTCAATTTTTTTTTACTTATTACTAAGGTTTCTTGGTTTAAATTCCAAAGTTCCAATATCACAGGGAGAATCTCATATATAGAAAATACATTGAACTGTTCAAGCCATTCTTCAATGGTATTTGGTATGTCTGGATTTGCATGCTTTGCCATGATATAAGCCATATTTTCAAATATCTCCAGATCCACTATCTGAAAGATCTTATCTTTATCGATAGTTTCTTCATAAGCTTTAGCAAGCTTTTGTATGTCCTGAAATATATCTCTTCTGAATTTAATACGATAAAGCCTCGGTATTGCGGCCGAGGCTTTAAATTCTACCATTTTACCATCTATTGCTATAGTCTTGCTAATCATTATTGTTCTTCCCCCGTTTCAAAAGCGGGCAGTACTACTTCATTGAAGAATCCATTGTATACTGTTTCATTTGTGTCACTCAATTCCAACACACCTTTTACAACGGATTTGCCTCCTATCTCAATTGGAGTTATGGTCAAATTGAGCACATCAGTTGTTGGAGTAATAGTCTCACCTTTAGTATTGTGTTCTTTTGCTGGTCTTGATGCTATGCAATAGTAGTACACAAATCTTCGGTTCTTCTTGTCGCCCTCTACTTGACCTAGGAGAGCAAATGGTTTGGGCATTGCATCAGCAACCTCAACTAGCATACCATTACTGTCTATTTCCCATCCCAGCATCTCTGCCACAATGTCATCAGGTACATTTGCCATTTCTAGCTCTGCCGTATATCCATTGTTTGCAGTCACAACGAAGTATGGGTCGTTATCGGCGTAGAATGTACTTTCTTGACCCTGTGGGGTAGGTGTAAACCTAACTGCTCCCGGTATATTTTCAGGGGTATCCCAATCCGGTGTTTGAGTATCTCCTTTAAAGAATGCTATATGAACATTCTTAAAGCCGAATGTAACCTTATTTGCAGACATCTTCATACCTCCTAAATTTGAATTTCATATATCACTTGATAAAGTTTTTCTGACTCTATATATGTCTCCGTTTTATCATAAAATATCTCATTTTCGTCAAGTAGATCCTCTATTAACTTTTCACTAACCAAGTCTTTTTTATCGGAATATAGTTCCACCTTATAATTATTAATCTTTTGATATACCTTATTATCAGCTCCAAGATTATTGCTAAAGGTAAACAAATAGACTATATAAGGAAGGCTAGGAGGGTTTTTAAAATGATTATAAGCTACTGGTAAACCTGTTGATTTTAGTAAATTATATAATTCAGCTTGTGTCATTGTTCTAACCTCCCTTAATAACCTTTTCTACTTTTGATGTAAATTCTTCAATTATTTGCTGCTCTACAGGCCTTATGTGAGGTTTGCCTTGCACTCTGCCACCACCTCGTTTAGCATGGCCATGTTCTAGTAGATGAGTTAATTGTGGCTTGTTCTTGTTATAGATTATATGAGAATCTATTTCTCCAAACTTTTTATCTGTTTTAACAGCCCAACCTTTAGCATATTTCTTAGCATTTTCTTTATTAGATTTAGGTGAAGTCTCTTTAAGTTGTTCTATTGCTTTTTTTGCTATTTTTTCACCTACTTCATCTATACTTTCAATCACATCTTGCGTATATTCCGCTAGCCCTTTAGCTATTTCATTGGCCAATTGGTCTACTGATATGTTAGACATTACCAACCACCTTCTCGCAGACTAGTTCCATTTCTTCAAAATCTGTAGCATATGTTCTAATTACTTTGTACTTTTCTCCCTCAAATTCAACTTCTTTTTCTCCGTTATATTCATAGCAGTGTATTACAAAAGTAATTGCAGGTTTCAGCCCTGTTTGTGCAGCTGCATAGTATTCGTTTCTACCAATTGACTTAACACCACATAATATATTTCTCTCTATAGGTTCTTCTATTCCCTGCCCTATTTCATCATAGCTAGTTTCGTGGCTTATTAAAGTTAATTCATTATCATAAGTCATTATCCATCACTCTCTTTAGCTGCATGAATAAATAGATTATGCAGCCTATATTGTAAATGACGCGGCATACCAGTATTACTATCCTTACTCTGATACCGCCAAGTTGAATAATCAACTACGAACATAAGATGATAAGGGTTGTCCCCGTCAAGAGACAACCCTTTTTCATCTTCAAGTTCTTTAATTACTCCGTCAATGATTGCAATTAGATAAGAATCACGGATGTTTGAGGATATGCCTAAGCGTGCCTTAACTAATTCCAATACTGTTGATGTGTCCATCATGGTCATCACCTTAATTGCCGGCGTTGACTACGATTGTGGCTATGCCCGCCTTAATTGCTTTTCCATCAGCGTCAAATTCTACGACTGTAATTACGTGGCCTGGGGTCAGATCTTCAAGGTTCACGCCGGTAGTGAAGTTCGGACTAGTTCCGAAGCTATTCCATGCCGAAGTTTTCTTCATTCCAGAGTAGACTTTTGCCGGCAAAATGCCTGTCTTGTATAGGAGTGTAGTTCCAGACTGCTCCTGTCCGGACACAGTAATCTTAGTATCTCCTTCAGCCGTTCCTGCTGCAGATGCTACTGTCAATTCGCCAAGTTCAGTATTTGCATAGTCTTTCGGGAATGTGCTGGTTGTAACAGCATCAGTATTATCAAAGCTAACCATTACGAACGCCTCTCCGAATACTGGCAAGCCATCATATCTAGCATAACCTTTAAATCCGGTCATGTTTTGAACAAATTTAGCGTGTTCAGAACTTTCGAGTGCTGCACCTTCTCTTTCAGTTAATAAATATACAGAACCAAAACCACCTACAATTTCATTATCTCCAACTATTTCTAACTCAACAATGTCTCCACCAATTATAGGCATCTGATTATTTATTCCTGCTACAAGTGCGGCTGCAGCATCAAAAGCTAAGGCTTTTGTCATCAAATTAATATGCGTCTTTCTATTCATTACCCAAAATGCTTTACCATTTGAGTAATTAGGCTTTGCAGCACCAAGAGCCTCGATTAATGAAGCATAGAATGTTGCACCAGTCTGAGAATTAATATTCAATTTCTTAATGTTAGATGTGCGTAAATCTGTCCATGCAGGTGCATATGTTCCCCAATTGTCGGGCTTAGAAGACTGCGCCAATCTGGTCACTATACCAAGTGGCATCTTAACACCAGTACCATACAGAATTGCTCTGTCTACACCCTTACCGATTGCTTTGCCGAGTTGATCCAATATTTCCATACCAAGCGCTATATCATTGTCTTTGAGTAGGTTGTTGTGTACCCAGATGATACCACCAACCATGTAGCCATCAACCTCAATTTGGTTCAGGCTCATATCAAGTTCATTAAGTTCTCCCTCAGCTTCCATCCAAACACCTTCAGGAGCAGTACCCATGATATTTTGTCTTGCTGTTCCATCAACAGGCTTCACAGTAACATATTTAGCTAACTTTGAATAACTCTCTAAGTTGTCTCTTAAGATCTCAAGCATAACATCAGGTACAGTCAGACTACCATTGGTAATGCCTCTGGTTTTGATTGAGCGAATTTCTGATATGTAGCTTTTTACATCTTCACGTGCAAAGAAAGCATCTCTTTGCTCTTTGGTTTCAAAAAGTCTTACTCTTGTTTTCATGTTTCTTATTTCTCCTCTCTGTTCAGTTCTCACCGGACTTGGCACCGGTGGAGTATTTGCTCTTTGATTGAGCTCATCAAGCTCGGCTTGCAGTTTCTGAATCTCTTCCTCCAGCTTTTTCTTCTCAGCCTCATTAGCATCTATTTCAGAATTCAACTCATTCTGGTCTTTCTCAAATGCTTCAACAGCTTCATCCACCGCAGCTTTATCCTCTTCCGGAGTCTCATCAGTGACTTCATTTACTGCCGCTTCCAGTTCTGCTTCGCGAGTTTTGAGTTCTTCTTTTCGCTGCTCAAAATCTGCATCCTTGGCTTTGAGATCATCTAACTGTTTTCTCAGAGCCTGTATTTTTTTTGTTATCACTAATTGTCTCAATGCCATCTCTTCAATTTCTCCTTTCTTTCGGCTTTCCACTTTTCTAATTGCCGTTTTTTAATTTGTTCAAAGTCCTTTTCCCTTGCCTGTACGGAGGTATCCTCATAAGCTGGGAACGTCACAACAGAAACCTCATAGAGCTTAACGCGTTTGATGGTCCAGTGCACGGATCCATCCTCGTGATACTCAGTATCTTCCTCTAGGATGTCAAAACCAAATGAGCACTGATTTACATCTCCACGCTCAACTCGTGCATATAAATTCATAGCGTCTTGGTCCTTTTCGTTGATTTCAATGCGTCCCCAAAGTCCTTTCTTGTCCACCTTAAGCTCAAGAGTCCCTGCCTTGTTTCGCCCCAGTACAAGCGTCGTATCATGGTTGATTAGAGCTCTTATATCATCATCAAGAGCATTATCGAATGCTTTTGAATCGATGCTTTCTGTAGCTCCTGGCCATAGTTCGTATGTGCCACCGAATACCGAAAAATAACCTTCGATATACTTTTTGCCATCAGTCTCTGCTGCCCGGAACTGTGTTGCCTGACTTCGTGCTTGTCGCACAGTTCTATTCATCGCCTTCATCACCTCCAATCAGTTTCTTCTGTTTGCCTAGCATGTTGGCCGGAATGTAGTTTTCAAGTGCTAACAATTCATCCATCTCAGAATCCGGAGACATTCCAATCCAATCACGCCATTCATTACGTCTCATGGCCATACGGTCCACCATAGCCGATCCTGCATCCACAATATCTTGCAAACTGTAAGAGTATAGGCTGCGCGGATTGAATCTCCAGTACAGATCTGGAGAATAGAGAAGTTTCCTGGTCAACTCCTGCTCTATAACTTTGGCTTTTCCTAAAATCCTTGAGCCAATGAAGTTATTGTATTCTTCTCTGTTGAACTCACCAACACCAACTAAAAAAGGCGGCACGCCGAATATTCCGGCAACCGTCTTTTTGTCGAGCTCCATATTTTTTGCTATAGCCAAATCATTGAGTGTTAATGGCTTAACCTGTTCTACACTAAAAGCTTCTGCTGGTATAAACCATGGCTGGCCATTCTCACTTGAATCTAGATATTGTTTTCCAAGCTTTTTTCTGCCTTCGGGGCTTGCAAATTCTTCTGTCAATCCATCCACTTTTACAATTATGGATGGTGAAGGACTCTCCAGTAATGCTTGCTTAGTTGCTCCAGCTTGTTTAAGTCCCTTGACTATATCCTTCAATACTACTTTATAACCGGTACCAATGTATGGCCTTTCCGGATCAGGATTGATAACAAAATGCAGAACCTCATCTGGTGAAAAGACCTTATCCCTATACCTAATTGCATAACCATCTGTTGTATCTATAAATGTGACTTGTGAAGGTTTCAAAGGTTCCAAGTTATCTAAATATCCTTCACTCGTATACCGTGGATATGTAACCTGGTTTCCATCACCCTCTAGCATCAAAGTCCAAACAAGGTTATATATAAAAGCCTTTCGAGTCATCCACTTATTTGGTTCAACATCAAGCTTCCTAGATAACTCATTCTTTATTCTTACATCACCCTGGTCTGTGTTCTGCATGAGGTATATGGTCATATTACTGATTAGATCAGCATATATATCTACACACATTTTTACTTCTGGACAATTTGCAAGCTTTGTATAGCCATTTACCGCCAAGAGCTCATATGCATCCGGTGAACAAAGCCATATCATGCTTCTTTTCTGTGGGGCATCCCTTGATTGATTAAAATTACGCTTATTTTTTTTACTCATCTAACCACCCCTTTGCTTTTTGCGACTTCTCCAAGTTCTCAAGCATTCGCACACAGGCAAATACTGCTGCGTCGAATACGTCGATACGATGGGTATCCTCAACTTTTTCATACTGTATCATATCATCCACCTTCTCTATTGCTCTTACATTGGCAACACAATATTCAAATGGTTCTGCGCCAAAATAATAGAGCTTCCCGTCTTTTGCTTTTTTCTCGATGTGACGGAAGCCCTCTGACTTTTTATAGTAATATTGCGGCTGATCAACTATTGTAAAGCCTTTCTGCTTCATACCAATGAAATATTCTCGGCAAAATTTTCTATCATGGCCAACCTGTTTTATTTTAAATCCCTTAGAGCGCATACCTACAAACCAGTTCACAACATCAGAATGGTTTACTGTAGGGTTGTTACACATATCAAGCCAGCCATCATCCTTCCAACCGAAGAGAGGTATATTATCCTCTTCAGCCTTGACATGCGCTGCCACAATCGGGAACCAGCAATGCGGAATAATGATATCAATATCTTTGTAGGACCCATATAAGGCTGATGTTGTCAGGTCATGCAGCTTTGACAAGTCGGCGCCACCATACCAATTAATTGATAGTGCTTTTATAAATTCAAGCTTCTTCTGCAATGGCCATCCAGGATCTATTCCAAGAGCTTCTTCAGCTTTTTTGTTGCTAATCTGGAATTCTGTCAAATTAAAATACGATTTCATTGAAGACGTATAAATATTAAGTGACTTTGCAAGAAAGTCTTTTCTTTGTTGAGGATCATTTTGTGCCTGAAGAGCATCATTCATTATATCTGCAGGTCGTATTGTTACACCATAATTCGGATTCGCTTTCTCATGTTCAATTGGGTTAGTGTAGTCTACATTGCCGTTTTCATCCTCATCAGCTTTGCAGATAAAAACAAAATAAGCATCATCTTTAACAACACCTGATAATATTTTCTGGCAATATTTCAATCTCTGGTAGCAAAAACTAGTTACATCATCACCAGCTGTAGTTATTCCAATTACGAGTTTATTCGTATATGCTTTTGTCGCTTCTTTTAATATGTTGTACTGCTTCGGTGATTTATAGGCATGTATTTCGTCTGCAATTATAATATTTGCATTAAAACTATCCTGTGCATCCGGATTTCCTGCCAGAGCTTCAAGATGTATCATACCTCCGTCTAAATTATCGTGAGAAATTGAATGTTCCATATTGTTATCAAGAATACGCCAGCCATCAGCTATAGCAGCATTCTTGTCCGAATACCAAACCTGAGTCAAATTATATATCCAGTTTTCAAAACTTTTCATAGCTTCCTTAAGTACAGCGCCAACAACATATACTGTTGATCCGCTCATTCGCTCTAGGATACCAAGAGCCCAAGCTAGTGCAGATATAAAAATTGTCTTGCCGTTTTTTCTAGACACAAAAATAAACGCCTCTTTATATCGGCGTTCTTTGGTTCCTGGAATATAAAATCCAAGCAAGTTATAAACGATAAATTTTTCCCATGGTTCTAATAATAGGGGCTTACCTCGTAGTGGAGTACCATCCAAAGCCTCTCCCTGCCGGTGCTTGAATGTTCTCTCAATTATTCCTATTACAAAATCCGCATCCTTACCGTGAAATTCCCATTGTGGATTTTGCAAATCGTTTAAAAATCTTTGGCAACACTGAATTTGCTCCTTGCACGCCACCTTCCTACCCTCAACAATTGATTTTGCATACTCCATCACAACATTTATATGTTTACCTGTCATTCATCATTCAATCCTTTGAGCGCTTCCATTAGCTTGGATTTTTTCTTTTGTTTAAATGCATCTTCATCGGCCTTTAATAATCCTTGCGGAGTAAGACCTAATTGAGCAGCATATGCTAGGATATCTTTCCTAAGCGTTTCAAGTGTCGTCACTATAGGAGCTTTCTTGGTTCCAGTGTTTGTATATTCTTTAAAATCATAATCGGATGCTATAAATCGTTCTGTCAAAATCTTATATTGCTCTCGGAGTTGTGAGTACACCTCAATGATAGGTTCAAATTCAGGCTTATATACTCCCAGAGCCTTCATCTGATCCCTTGTTTGATTAATTATGCTTTTTGGTCTGCCCATCTCATCAACTCCTTTCCATTTTTTAGTTCAATAAAATTTTCACCTTTCGCCAGAGAGGGAAAGAGGGGCTGCCTCCGGTCCTTAGGGTTTAAGTATTGAATTTTAAAAGGTGGGGGGTTATCCTCTCAACCCATTGCAATCCCTTGTCTGTAAGTTCATTTGTGTTTCTATCATGCATCTGATTATGACAACTTTCACATAAGCTTATGAGATTAATGCTATTAAGCTTTAAATCAGGCCTTTTTTCTAACAATAAAATATGGTGAACTGTAGTAGCTGGCGTAGTTCTACCATATCTGCTACACTCTCTGCACAAATACCCATCACGTCTTAGTATTTTCTTTCTTTTTTCTTCCCATTTTTTCTGTTTATAAAAGCTTTTCATTTTAAAAACACTCCAATAAAAAAGACACCCTTTCGGATGTCTATGTTACTATAAACCTATTTGATTTACTGCATATGTAGCTTCTTCTGTAGTAAATCCTTCAAATTCTAACTGATCTATTAATCCTTTTCTTGAAAAGGCCATTATATCCAAGTAAGTTTTGGCTTTTTCCACAGCCTGTTGCTTCCAATCTACATTTAAATTATTTACACCATAAATTGCTTCTTCATTACTGAACCCTTCAAATTCTAATTGTTTTACCAAACCTTTTTTCGAAAATGCTGCAGTATCTATATATATTTTAGCCTTTTCTACAGCCTGCCCCTTCCAGTCAATATTCAATTTATCTACTGCATAAGTTGCATCTCCATTATCAAAACCTTCAAACTCTAATTGCTTTATTAACCCTTTCCTTGAAAAAGCAGTTACTTGCAAATATTGTTTTGCCTTCTTTACTGCATTTTGTTGCGATAAAGTTTCAGTACTCTTCTTTTCTTCTGTCGCATTTTGCTTAGTTGATTCTGCAAATTTCTCTTCAGGCTTTTCATTTGACTCACTGATAGTTGCATTTGTCTGTTTTACAGACTCCTTTGCCGCCTTTCCAGATTCATCATCACTACTACCTAAAGAACCAAATATTATGATTACTATAACAACCCAAAACCACCAACGCTTAAAAATCGGTTTCTTTGGCTTCTTTTGTTTTCCTTCCATCCAGATTCCCCCTTTAATTACAATTACACTATATTAATTCTACATAAAGGGAGAAATTCCTATAACAACCGTTCCCCATTAATCGACACAATTTTATGCTTCAGCTCCCAACCCCAGCAGTAACGAAGCATTTTCTCCCTCTACACAAAGTGTAGCACCCAATAAAACTATAGCAGCCGGGAGGAAGATTTCTCTACAGCTCCCCGGCTGCTCACTTCTAATCTCAGTATAACAATATCACAGGTTTAATATAAACTTCTATCAACTCTTCTAAATTTCTATCAAATCTAAAGCTTTTTCATGTAGTTTATGAACCCACTGCCATGTGTAATGATTAGTGTATGCTATCTCTTCCCAAGTTTTTGAATCCAGATATCTACATTTCATTATCTCTCTAAGTTTTAAATCTTCTATTGAGTCAATCTTACTTTCTATTTCTCTTTTAAGATTTACAAGCCGATCAATATCTTGATTTATACTTTTTTCAATTTCATCTATAGTCGCGATACCGTTTTCAATTATATTACCACGACTTTTATTCTTAGGCATATCTGATAATGTACCTGTCACATTATATATTTTACTTCTCCAATTTTCCAATTCCTTAATTTTTCTATCTATCTCTGCATTTAGATATTTATATCTACTAAGATATTTTATCTTCTCTCTATGTTCTTTTGTTAACATTTTTTATCACCTCTACTCTTTGCAATTCACATAAAAATGCTATGTTACAAGCCATATGCCACAAATGCGGATATCCGCTTTCTTCGTCTACACTGTTTTCATTCCTAAGATACTCACATAAATGTCTCATCAATGCAGCCTTATATCTACTTTTATCTACCTTCTCCCAATTGGTGTTTTCACCATATTTTGAAACTCCATATGTCCTAATGACACCCACAGCTTCAATAATCGCTGGAGGTACAAGATCTAATCTAGGCTTATCCTTGTCATGTTTATAGGCATATTTACTTTCATCTTCCATCTCAAGCCGCCTCCCTTATCCTAGCTTTTAAGGCTTCCAGCAGTTCCTCTTGTCTTTGCTCTTTACCCTGAAGAACCTTTAACACATCTTCGTCAATAGTACCTTCAGCTATCAAGTGGTGAATTATAACCCCTTCGGCCTGTCCTTGTCTATGTAGTCTTGCATTTGCTTGTTTATATAGTTCAAGGCTCCAGGGTAATCCAAACCAGATTATGATATTACCGCCGTCCTGAAGATTGAGTCCATGCCCTGCAGATGCCGGATGTGCCAGAAGCACTTTTATCTTTTTATCGTTCCAGTCCTTAATGTCTTTTTCTGTATTCAGCTCCTTGACATCTTCTTTTAGATAGGCTTTAATTCTATCTTTATCATGTATGAAATTATAAAACACTAGTACGGGATTTCCGTTTGCTTCCTCAATAAGCTCCTGAAGTCTTTCAAGCTTTTTATCATGAATTTCAATAACTGCTTTTTTCTCATCATATATTGCACCATTTGCCAGCTGTAAAAGTTTGTTTGTAACAGCAGCTGCATTAACTGCTGTGATTTCTCTATCGCCTAATTCAATTAATGCATCTTTTTCCATAGCTCTATACTTGTCCATTTCTTTTTTATCTAGAACCACTGGTACATTAACCATTAACGGTTCCTTTAATTTCAAATAATCTTTAGCTTTCATGCTTATGCATATATCTTTTATCTGATTGTTTATTAGTTCCATGGACTCCGGTCTAAGCGAATAAAGATTAAAGCCCGGTCTTGCTATGGTATAGAAGTATTTATTCCTATATGCCGTTATAGTCTTCTCTAGTCTCTCTCCCTTATCCAACAAATACACTTCAGCCCATAAATCCATGTACCCGTTTGGCGCCGGTGTACCGGTGAGCCCTACTATTCTTTTCATGAAAGGCCTTACTTTCCTTAAAGCTTTAAATCGTTTACTCTGATGGTTTTTGAAACTGCTTAGTTCATCAATAACAACCATGTCAAAGTCCCATTTAAGACCTAATAGCTTTACAAGCCACTCAACATTCTCACGATTTATAACATAAATATCGGCTTTCGTCCTCAATGCTTCTAATCTCTGCTTTTCATTTCCTAACACCTTTGAGATTCTTAAATGCTTTAGGTGATCCCATTTAACCGCCTCCCTGCTCCAGGTATCTTCAGCTACTCTCTTTGGTGCTATCACTAATACTTTATTAATTTCTAAATAATCATTCATAAGTTCATCTATAGCTGTTAAGGTTGTAACTGTTTTCCCCATACCCATGTCCAAAAACAATCCTGCTGCAGGATTTTGAATTATATGGTTCTTAGCTATTTCCTGATATTTGTGAGGTACATATTTCAATAAAATCACCTACCTTTTCTTTGGAATCTATCACTAATACTTCAAAACCTAATTTCTCAAACTGCCTTTTTCTGGACCTCTGTATAGGTCTTAAATCTTCACCAGGTTTCTTGAGTTCAACAAACTTCACTATACCTTTGGGTAATAAAACAATTCTATCCGGCACTCCATTGTTTCCGGGACTTGAAAACTTGAAAGCTTTACCTCCGATTTTCTCAACTTCATCTCTTAAATAAATTTCAATGTTTTTCTCTCTCATCAGCAACTCACCCTAAACTCATTCCTCGGATATAAGGTACCTTCTTTTATCATTCGTTCAATCTTACCGCTTATTGCTTGTGCCGATCTATCTATATAGTTTGCCATGGTACTTGGTGTGTGGCCTTTATGGTATAGCTCTCTCAATTTATCAACTTCTGACTGAGTCCAGGGATTATGATTATCCATTTTAATAGGTCTGGCTTTTATACCTAGATCAATAACTCTTCTTTTAATAGCTCCTTCAGTTCGCTGCAATCTTATTGAAAGTTCCCTATAGGTATACCGGTATGAATTAAGCAGTTGCTTTAACAGCTGATCCTCTTCAGGAGTCCAGGGAGTTTTCTTATATTGCAAACTTTTTTCTATATCTGCTTTTCTCTGCTCATCCACCCAATCAGGTTCTTTACCTAAAGCCATAGGCTCCAATCTCGAAAAATCTATGATGGTTCTATTTCTTTCAGCCCAATCCCACCAGTCATCCAAATATATTATTCTAAAACTGCAGTTCTTTACTTTTTTTGTTTTAACAGGCAACCCTTTTTCAATCCACTGATTAACAGTATATTTCGTACCAGCAATTGAACCCCCTCTAAGCTCAATCATTAATCGGTTCAATGTTATATATTCACCAGATTGAAGGAAAGGCCCCAAATTAAGTTTAGCTGCTTTTATTTGCACAGCTGTTTCAGTCCTATTCAACTTACCAGCTATAGCTTTTATACTAACCTGACCCCAATTTTCACATAAGTATTCGATTTCTTCCTGAGTCCAATTTGGTTTTCTTCCCATAATAACCCTCCTTTCTGGAAACAAAAGAAACAGAATTTGAGTCGGAAAAATATTTTTATATATTAGGGTGTATTAGAGACTATATATATACGCGTATACGCGCCTAATCATCTATTTTACTTTATATATATATGTTTTGTTTCTTTTGTTTCCGATAGCCCCCTAATCATTGATATTACCGGCTTTAAGCCGGAAACAAAACACACTTAATTCTGTTTCCGCGGAAACAGAATTTTGTTTCCGCTCCTTAATGTTGTAAAATATTTTGTTTCCGCGGAAACAAGACTTGGAAACAGAATTTTAACTATTTTGTTTCCGTATAAAAGCTCTTTGCTTACCGTAACAGGCACCAAAAGATAAATTACTGCTGCTCCTCTCCCATCCTTTCAAGGACCTTAATATGTCATTTATCTCTCTGCTCTGAAGCGGACCCAACTGTTTAGGATCCCCGTTAAAAAGCTCACACCATATTTCTATAACGCATACCTTGGTTCTTAACATAGTTGGTTCATAAGTATCCAAAACACCGCCGTTATTTATATATTCCCTGCGTGTATACATATCAAGTTCATACCAGTTTTCAGGCAACAAGGTATCAAGATACTCAAGAATCAAACCAGTCTTGCTGCTTTCTTCTGAGTGCTCCTCTTGCTGTTTCGCCGCTTCTTCTAATTCAGCACCTTCCAAATACAGCTTTTCTCCTGCTTTATATATTTCCACAGCTTCAGCCCATATCTGGTCTCTTTCCTTTTCAAGGTCCTTGAATACACTCTTTTTTGGCTCCTGAACCCCTACATCTACAGGCCAGTATCGCCTATTTCCGGTTTTATCTCTTAGAAATTCCTTATCATTGCTTGTTCCAAAGAATACGCATTGCCTTGGAAACCTGCTTACCCTCTTACCATATGCAACTCTGTATATGTCTTCATTTTTTGAAAGAAACATTTTGGTTGCTTCAATATCAGCCTTTTTGGTTGCTGTCAATTCACTCATTTCTAATAACCAACTGCCCTGTAATTGCTCATAAGCTTCTTTGCCTGATACAGTTGTAAGTGAGTCATTGTACCAGTCTTTACCCAATATCCTTATGAATGAGCTTTTACCTATACCCTGAGGACCCGTAAGAACTAACATATAATCATACTTAATTCCCGGCTCCATAATTCTCGCTACAGCTGCGGCTAAATGCTTCCTTATAACTGCCCTTGTATATATGTTGTCTTCAGCTCCTAAGTAATCACTGAGCAAAGTTTCAACTCTCTTTTCACCATCCCATGTAAGGCTATTGAGATAATCTCTTACAGGATGAAATGTGTGGTTTTTAAAGCATATAACTAAAGCATCAAGTATCTTATTAGCAGTTGTAATGTCATAAGCTTTTTCAATGTAGTATCTTAAGCCTGAATCGTCTTCATCTCTCCAGTCCCGATTTATATCATTAGTCCAGGGAAGTTTCCCGGTAATTACAGCTCTGTTTGAGAATTCATTGTAAGCTAATTTGCCTTTCAGGAAATAGTCATTTTCAAGTATTGTAAGTACATTCTCTATAGTGCTTAATAACTTTCCTTTAGGACCATAATGTAGTTTTTCTGTCCAGCTGGTATCTATTTCTATGTCTTCATCAACATCTAAGTCAAAATCCTTAAGAACCTCATCCATACGTTCTTTATTCATGAGTTCTTTTACTCGGCTATCAGCTGCAGCAAATTCACTCATGGCCGTGAAGGATGGAAGTCTATTAGTAGGTGTATCTGGTTTTGCATCTTCATCCTGAGCCCCGAATTTATGAATTCTAATCAAGTCAAAAGCGTTGCATAATACGCCTGAAGCCGGATCCGTTCCGTGATGGCTATAGCTGAATTTGTTATCGTATATAACCACACCGCCTACTGTGGAACCTTCAGCATATGTATATCTGTTTTCTTTACCTGTAGACACATACACATCCGGGATAAACTTTTCTATAGCTTCCTGAATGCTGTAGGTTCTGCAGAAAGCTCCTATAATACCCTTCTTTTCATACGGATCCTCTTGTTTCTTAATCAAACTATTAATCCTGGCTCTTTGTCTGCTGCTTTCCGGCCAGTAGCTCACATCTTTCCAGTCAATATACCTTGCTAACACTGCATCAGGATCTAAGAAAGGTCCGTCCTGGAACTCAAATATATACTCACCATCTGATGAAGTACTCGGCCAATACATGAGCCTATGAGGTTCATAGGTCGTGTCATCGAATTGGTCTATACCTATATCATTTGCAATCATCCTCGCAATAGCCTGATATTCATCACCCAATACAGGTCTGGATAAAGGTATAACCAATCTCAGCCTTGGATTATCAGGTGTATGGCTATGTGTTGAATACATAACTATCGCATAATCCTCAAGCATTACAATGCTGTCCCAAATATCCTTAGCCGTAGTTTTTACGTTATCCAAATCCAAGGTTATAAGAGTTCTGTTAGCAACATTTTCAGCTTTTCTCCTACCGTTTTTCAGAGAACCGCCTACAAAACCTCCGACATCCTTAATTTCGTCTCTTTCCTTTTTGGACAGTTTCTTATATTCCGTAACTGTCTCAGGTGTTCTGGTTGTATTTGAAAGTTTCTCTACAAGCTGACTCCATAGTATAGTTTTATTTTTCCAGTTTATTTCTTTCCTAGACTTTCCGGTTGCCAAGGCAATTTGGCCGTCATATTTTAATTTAAGGTTAGCTTTTTTCTTTACATCTTCCATAACGCTCACCTAATCTTTCATGTAATAGCTGCACTCATATCCATCCGCTCTTAGTGGTAATTCCGGAGCCCAATCCAAAGGTTTTCCCATTATAGCTGTTACTTCTTCCACGGATCCTTCGCCTATAGGTACATCAAGTATGACTTCATCATGTACATGGAAAGCTATTTTATATCCTGCTTTATCAAGTCTTAGCATGGCGTCTCGTAAGCAGTCTCTAGCAGTAGCCTGTACAATATTCTCGACTAATTTACCGCCATAGGTGTCTTCCCGTATCCAGTTATAACTATCGTCTAAACCTTCATAGGTTAATTTAATTTTTCCGATGAACTTGTCATGCTCTTCAACTTTTGGTCTGAGATAAGCAATTTTTCTTCCTGAAGGTAATTGGATGAAAAGTATTCCGGGCTGATATATAAATTTAATACCGTGCTGTAATTCAACCGTAGTTCTATCGTTTACAGCTTCAATGGCTGCATTCTCAACATCATACCAAAACTTCACTATTTTTTTATTGGCATTTCTCCATTGTGTCACCAGTTCGGGCAATTCTTCCTCAGTAAGTCCCATTTTTAAAGCTCCCATCTGTATTAAGGCGCCAGCAGCTCCCTGATACCCCAAAGCCAATTCTGCAACTTTGCCTTTTTGTCTGAGAGGACTTCCTTTGTGTATTGTTTCTATGGGTACTTTGAACATTTGAGCAGCTGAGGCTTCATATATTTTGCCGTGAGTTCTGAACACTTCCATTCTCCATTGCTCTCCGGCTAACCATGCTATCACCCTTGCTTCTATAGCTGAAAAGTCTGCTACAATAAACCTGTGTCCTTCTGAGGGTATAAAAGCTGTCCTGATGAGCTGACTTAGTATTACCGGCACACTTGGATATACCATTTCTAACAGTTCAAGATCTCCACTTTCCACAATCTGCCTTGCTACATCCAAATCGCTAATTTTATTCTGTGGCAGGTTTTGAACCTGAATAAGTCTTCCAGCCCATCTGCCGGTTCTAGATCCTCCGTAAAACTGTAACAGACCCCTAGCTCTCATATCAGAACATATGACTTCTTCTATCTTTGTATATTTGCTTACTGAGGTTTTGGCTATTTCCTGTCTAATTTTCAAAGCTTCTTTAACTTCTGGGAGATCATTTGATTGCTTTAAAAGCTCAGGAATAGTTTCTTTGGTTATAGCTTTGACTTCGTATCCAAGCTTCTTAGTTAACCACTTCTTAAGCTCTGTAACGCTCTTAGGATTATCAAGTCCTGTTACTTCTTTATAGAGTTCAATGAGTTGCTGAGTGTATTCTTCATCTATCTTAATGGCTTGTTTTACAAAATTCAGGTCTAGTCGTACACCATAGTCGTTAATCTTTTGATCTAAATACCACATCTTTATTTCTTCATCTGTAGTTTGGAACTGCTCTAACTTCTTTCTTATCTCTCTTTCAACTACAACATCCTGCATGCAATATTCCTTAAACTGTTTCCACTCTTCCGGCTTATCTTCAGGTAAAAATCTCATCTTGCCTCTTAGGAATGATATCTGTCCATTATCAGGACTCTTTTCTTTTTTAGGTATTGAGAATAACCTTATTAGGTTCTTCCCGGTAAATAGTTTTTGTTTATCCAAGGGAAATCCTAATGTCTTAGATACACTGTCAAGGCTTCCCGGTATGCCTAATGTCATTGCTTTAATCATTGTGCATTGCCAGGATTCCGGGTCTACTTGCTTGTTGAAATGCTTTGAAAGACAAACTCTTTCGAATTGAGCATTGAATGCTGTTTTTATTACGGATTTATCAAATATAGCTTTTTCTACGTTCTTTGGTATTTTTTCACCACAGGCTATATCAACTATTTTCACTGGTTCATCATCAAAGGCATATGCAAGTAGCAATATTTTGAAATAAGGGGAGTCCACATACTTGTAGACTCCACATTCAGTTAAAGATATATCACTAAAGGTTTCGATATCAAGTGCTAGAGTAGTCAATTTAATCAGCTCCTATTAATCTAAGAAGTCTTCTTCATCTTCAAAGTCAAAATCTTCTTCTGCTGATGATCCTCCGCCTAGTCTTTCACCATCTTCTAATTTCTGTACATTGCCAAGGCCGCAAGCTATTCCTCTATTACCTGCAGCATTGTACCCATAGAAGTTTATACTTACTCTTGCATAGCAGCCAGAATAAACTTCTTCAGGGCCCAGGCCTTTATTACCCTTTAGGTCTACTATTTCAGGCTTTCTTTTGCTGTTAGCATTTATGAAATAGCTGTTAGCATAAGCTTCATCTTCTGGCCTGTCCTCGTCACCGTCTCTCAAAGGTGTCTTTAAGTTTGCCGGTATTTTACCGCCCCAAAGTGCTTTGGCATTTTCCTTAGCTTCTTCTATTGCTTCTTTTATAAGCTTAAGTGTCTGTTTGTCCTCTTTTGGAATAATAAGAGATACGGAATACTTAGGTTCGTTACCCTCTATTGCATGAGGTTCATGCAAGTGTGCATAACTCAATCTCACTTTACCTGTTACTACCTTAGTTTCGGTTCTTTTAGCTTCATATTTCTTACTCATTTTATTCATCCTCCTATTTTATAAATCAAATTCAGCTTCAACGCTGTTTAATTCTGGTCTTTTATCTGACTCTACAACTAATGTAGGTTTTCCCGGCGGCTTAATGATGTAATCTTGAAGTAGATTATTGAATACTTTCTTTCCTAAGGCTTTTTCCATGTCTGTGATGCCTTTAAGCTTCTTGTTGAATATGACATCTTCTTCATATCCTTCTTTCATTAGAATTGCAGCAACCTTATCCTCATCCTCATATTTTCTGTTGCTCCTGCCTTCTACTAGTTTCCAGCCTGGATACTTAACATTGTTATTTAATGCTTGGTCAAGAGCGTAATCCTGAATGTCCTTGGCCCAAGCTTGTATTTCTTCAGCCTTATGAAGTATTTCAGCTATCTCCTCAACACTGAGCAGATTAGGATCCTGCATATTGAACTTTTCTCCAATAGCCAGCATTGCTTCAGCTCTAGCTTTACAGGTTGCTTTCACCTTACAGAACTTACACCATTCGCCGGCTACAAGCTCACCCTCACCTTCATAAGCTTGTTTTGCCTTAACTATTAGCTCATTTTCTGCCCAATTCATAAGATCTATGACTGATATTTCCCAAGTTGATATGTTATCAAGCCTTGGCTGCACTATGGTCATCCTTACTGTGTTTATGTCATAGATGAAACCGTATTCTTCAATGGCTCCTAATGCATATAATTTCATTTGAGGATTGTTTACTGCTGAAACTTCTACACCTTTGCCATATTTAAGATCTATAATTTCCATAGTCCCGTCAGCAATTATGATACAGTCTCCTGTACCGAAACCTTCTGGCACATATTTTGAGAAGTCTAATCGCTGCTCTAAAAATATTACTGCATCAGGTGTATGGCTTTTAGCTTCTGCCATTTTTTCAAATACGAAATTTGTGTATTTTTCTACCTCATCAGGCATGTCTTCATTATAAAGCTCATGTTCCTTTATCCTTTTAAGCTCTTTGTTGTATGTAGTCTTAGTGATCTGCTTAAGCTGATACTTGAGCTCCAGCTCACCCAGTGAGTGAGCCAAGGTTCCTTCCTGAGCATATACTGAAGTGGTGTCTTCTATATTTTCAGTGAGTCGTGCTGATGGTGTGCAATTGAGCCATCTTTCTGCTGATGAAGCGCTTAATAGCGCATGAGCTCCCATTATATCTCCTCCAATTTCTTCATAGCTTCTGCATACTGCTCCGGCTTCAGTTCTGACACTTTCGTTACACCCATTTCATCAAGTAAAGCCTTTAATTCTGCCTTTTTGCCTTTTTTGCTTAATTCCATAAACTTTGCTCTAACTTCTACTTCTGTAATCTCCGGAGTATATGCTTCATTCTTTTCTTCTGCCGGGGTTTTAGGGGCTTTTTCTTCAGCTTCTACTTCTGGATCTGGAGCAGGTGCTTCAACTTTTTTTTCAACATTTGGTGCTTTTCTTGTTTCATCTTCAAAGGCTTGTACATCTGTTACAAGTGCTCCTAGTGTACCTGATTTTATCGTCCTGTTAAGCTCATATACATTCATTTCAATAGTAAATTTCATTCTAACTCTACCTCCTCTGAATCTTCATCAAATAGACTAATTTGTTGATTTTCAAACACTTCCACTTTTCCGTCATCCCCTATTCTGATAATTGGTTTCTCTTCAGGCCAACCACTGACTTTGAACTTCTTGGCTTTTATGGTTTTTGTAATATCCCAGGACAGATCCAATTCGTCAGTATCATCAGAAGCATAGCCTTTTCTAATTTTTATCTTTACTTGAAGCTCTGCTTCATCAGAACCGGATATCTGCTTAATTATTGATTGCAAAGTATCGTCAAATTGCTCTCTTAGGACTTTGAAAGGTGCTGACTTAATCCCCAGTTTTTCCATGGGTCTTTACCTCCCTAATTGATTTTTTATTTATCTAAGGTTATACTGTTGTTGGATATATTATTTTT